AGGGTTGGCTTTAAGGTATGCGGCCTCATCCCAGTTGGCTTTAATTTTCTCATCTGCTGTTTGAGCCACAGGCGCGGTCAAGTTGGCAGGGATAACGCCGCCAGCAGCCGGGGATGTAGTACTAAGCAAATTGGCAGTTTGAGTTACTGGCATTTTGAGGCCAAGCAGTTTCATCAACTGGTTTTGCGCTGCTATGCCGCCTTGCCTAAAGGGTTCTTGATTAAGCGCTTGCGCATTAAATTGCTCACGGGCAAGTGCAATCTGATCGTCCGAGATTAGTTTAGACAGATCACCGGCTTTTGAGGCGGCATCGGCTTGCGTTGAGGCGGCTTTACTAGCCGCATTTGCACCTATAAGTGAGCTGCCAACAATCCCACCAAACATCAATTCACCAGCAGTAAATCCCCATGTCATAATAATTTTCCTTTTGTAATGTTTGAAACAAGCAAGCCCATTTCTTCATAAGTTGGCGATATAACTTCTTGTTCAATTTTGTCTAACTCAGACTCATCGCTAAATTCAGTCAAATGCACAGTTGTCCAAATGGTGTCTTCTTCAGCATAGACGGCGCGTTTTAAGCCAACTTCAGATATGAATGTGCAGGGAGCCTTTAAGTGCTTTTCACCAAACTCGGTAAAAACTTTGACTTTGCCTTTGGTGATAAAATTTAAATGCTGGTGGCGGTGAATCTTTCCAATGATCAACGTCCCTTTTGGAATCATCATCTCCCGCGCATAAGTTGAGCAACCATATTTTTTATCTTTAGGTGTAAACAAATGCGTCAAAGTGCAATTTTCTAAATTGCCACGCATCACACCATTTGCAATCATTTGTTGCATACCCTCTTGCACTTTGAAGATGTCATCTCGAAACTTCATCTTGTCAGGCGCGTTTATTAAATCGTTCACGATATCTCCCTGCCTGAAGCTCTAATGTTGATTGCGGTGGCTGTGCCGGCCAAGGTGCTGATGAACGCGCTGGCACCCAGCACCTGCCCCGTCAGTTCTGGGAAAATATAAGTCTCACCCGCAATCAGTGTTCGGGTTTTGACAATCAAATTGCTATTTGTAGCGCTTCCCGCCGCTGTCACAAGGTTCACAGACAACGTGGCAGAGCTTGCCGAGTAATTTGTTGCCGTAAATTTATCAATAATTGTTGTAACGCCGTCAGCAATGTATTGCGTAGTCTGTGAAGACTCAGCCGTCTTGCCGGGGATTAAAACTTTTGCCAGAACTGCCATTTAGCCACCCGCCACTTCTAGCCAATTTGTGCCATCACTTACCAATGTTGTCCACACGCCAGAGGTGGCTGCTAGGATTGCCGTAGCAACTGCACCGCCAGCTCTTGGCACCACATTGCTAGACGCTGAAACTAGCGTCTGTGCTTGATAGTTTGTAAACGTCAAAGCGCGTCCTGACCAACTTGATGCAGTTGGCAAAGTGGCCGTGCAAGTGGAGCCTGTCTTGTTATTTATCAAATAGCTTTCACCATCGGCCACTGTGAAATCTGCTGTTTTAGTTACAGGGGCGGTGATGCCCACATAGTCAATGTTGGCAGCAGCAGCACTGACAGCAGTTGCATTGCCCTTGAGCAAGCCTGAGATCGATGTGGTGAGGGTTATCGCGGGTGTGCTGGTGTCAGTGGCCACAGTGCCGGCAAAGCCATTGGCGCTGACAACGCTGACTAAAGTCACAGTGCCAGTTGCGGTGTCGGTTGCCCAACTTGGCACACCAGCGGCCACTTTTAAAACTTGACCAGTAGTGCCGACACCAAGTTTTGCCAAAGTATTGCTTGCGCTTGCATAAAGAATGTCACCGGCTGCATAGCTTGCTTGCGCTGTGCCGCCCTGAGTTGCGCTTAAAGGCGTTGTAAGCCCCGTAATGCTGGTGATATCTGCATTGGCACCCTTGAGCGCGTAGGCCGTCCCTGCATTGGTGGTTGAACCCGTCCCGCCTTGCAGAACACTTAATGGCGTTGTAAGACCCGTGATGCTGGTGATGTCAGAGTTGGCACCTTTTAATGCAAACGCTGTCCCCGCATTGGTTGTTGCGCCTGTCCCGCCATTGGCCACCGGCAATGCTGTGCCTGAATAAGTAATTGCAATCGTGCCGCTACTGGTCACGGGTGAGCCCGTCACTGTGAAGATTGCTGGCGCGGTCAAGCCAACTGAAGTCACAGACCCGCCTGATGGTGTAGACCATGTTGGTGTGCCAGTGCCAGCGCTGGTCAATACTTGAGAGCTGCTTCCAACGCCCGTGAACGCATAGGCAATCCCGTTGCCATAGGCCACAGCCCCGGCGGTTGGCACAGCCACACTGTTGGTGCCGCCAGTGACAATTGGGCCGTATTCAGGATTGGGCGGCCCCACTTGCAAGTCAGTCAAATTGATTGTGCTGGTGCCTGATCCTGTCAATTGAAATAGCGATAAAAAGAATCGATACCATTCACGCGAAATAAGGTTGGTGCGCTCATCCACCAGCGGCACCCGTGGGGCCGTGATGTTGGTTAGGTTTGCGGTCTGGTCACTCATGCGCCAGTGGGAGTCACAAACAACTCCGCGCCCATAATTGCTACTTTGACAGCATCAGTGCCTGACACCTCGTAAACCCTATCGCGCAATTTCTCAGTCATGCCAAGTCTGCGCCAAATTGTTCTGTGACCATAAACACCAATGCGGCCCATTGACTCCCAATGCTCGTTTGACCAAGTGTGGCCGCCGTCATCAGACCATCTCAGCATTGCTTCGGCCAAAGCACCTTGCACCACAGCAGTAGCATCTTGGGTAATCAAAAAATTGCCAGACTCGGTAATTAAAAAATTGCCAGATTCAGTCACTAAAAAGGTTGAGTCATCGGGCGCATTACCAGACAGGCCCACACCCGTTTGTGCAATCAGTTGCAAATTGTGGTGCGCAGTGCGTTTAAAGTTATTTTGCCCAGTTGGAATTGCTCTCCAACTTCTAAGCCACTTTTGAATGTCACCATTGTCTGCATAGACATCTAAGTCAAACGCATAAACATTGCCGTTGTCATAGTCGCCAACAATGATCTCACTGTTAAACGCCATCTGGCAATTGCTTCTGTGCCGAGTAAAGTAACCATCACTAAAGCCAGCGCGTTCATGCCAAGCTTGCGTGGCAACGTCATAAACCCAAGTCGCATTGGCCGTTGGGAAAATTAAGACGTAAAAGCTGTGGCCCTCTTGCTGGTAGGTGTAGGCAATTGCGTCTGAGATTGTTGAATACTGCGCAATGGCGTATTCAATTGCGTGGGTGCTGACCCTTGAGCCGGTATACCCGTTTGCCCTGTAAACAATGCCTTGGCCCCGCGCATCAGCGCCTAGCCAAAAGATGCCATTGTCTAGCTTTGCCACTGAGTAGGCCGCTGCGCAGCCGATCTCATTGAACGCACCCTGAATGCGGGACAGTGGGAAATCAGCATTCCCCGCGTTGTACCAAACTTCAACCGAGTTGGTGCCAAACAGCCACAGCTCGCGGTGGTCAATGATCATGCTCACTAGCCCATCTGGTGAGCCTTCTGCGCTTGCAAAATCAAGAGGGTCAACTGATAAGCCATCAAGCAATGTGGTCACCCAAAACAATTGTGAGTTGGGCTGAACAAAGACAAAGTACCCGTCCAGATAACCTACTACAGAGGCACCCGGAAAATCACCATCTGTGATTTGAGCAAACACAAGGGTGCTGGCGTTGTAGATGTAACTGGTGCCAGCGCTTGTGGCAATGAACATCTGGGTGCCATTGTCCGATAAAGACACTGGGCCGGTGCCAGCAATGGCGGTTGCGCCACTTCTTAAAGTTGCGGTGTAAGAACTGTTTAAAGAGTAAAGCGCGGTGCCGCTGACCACATAGCCAACGCCGTTATAAGTCCATAGACCCCTGATTGGCCCAGCGCCCACTGTGGCAAGCAAACTCAGGCCCGGACAGCGGGACAGGAACGCGGCCTCTAGTCCCGCATTCTCAGGAACAATCTCAGGGAACAGATTGACCATGCGGTTGTCAGCCGCGTTAACACTCCGCGCCACATAAGATGAACCAAGAATTGGCGTTTTCATCAGAAGTTGCCAGCATAGATGTTGTACGCATTGCGGCTCACAACCAAGTTAACAGGCATCGATATCACATCATCTGGGTTGTTGATGCGTTTCAAGTTTCGCTTGCTAGTCATGGCAATGCGCAGCACTTGCTTGCTTGGCTCAACGCCAAACTCAGGCGCTAACTCGCAAGCTAAGCAATAGCGGAATGCGCGCAAGTAACCGGGAGGGAAACTAAGCTCAGTTGCAATGGTTGCCGGGTCTTCCAGCGGCGTGACGCTGATGATGTGCCAAGTGGTGGCTTGCGTGGGTACAGGGTAAACGTACATCGTCAAATCTGGGTAACCCATGTTGACGTAGCAAACAGATGGCCATGTCGATGTGACAGTCTTTACAGCAATCGCGTTGTATTGCGACTCATTGATAAACTGCACATAGTGGCTAATGCCTTGGCTATCAACAAAGTAAGTCGATGTGTCCACCAAAATGGGGCGCGTCCCCACAAAGGCACCCGTAGGCCCCAGCGTTTTGCTTGCGGCATTAGCTGGCCATGTAAAGGTCTGATCGTTTGTTGTGTAAACAGACAGGCGCTCAGTGCTCCAAGAATCAAGCATTTGATTCATGGCATAAAGTGAGTCTTGTGAGATAGCTGCACTGGGCGTTTCACCCTCGGCCAAAACACCTAAAAGACGCAAAGCGCCATTGATTTGATCGCCAGCAGTAGACATGGGCAGCCTTCAAGTTCTTCGGTTGTATTTCCGCTTCACTTCCAATTGATTTGCAATCGGAGCCGCATCTAAAACTGGCGTTTCAGGCGTGTTCAGATTGTAGCGTATCCAACCATTTTTTTCATCCGCAATTGCTTCACTTTCAGCAATAGCAACCTTGTTGCCGTGCTTGGGATGAGACAAATAAATAACCATAAAAATGGCCCCACGGGTTTAAGCGTGAGGCCAATAGCTTTAGGCTACGCGATAGACTGAGTAAGCTGCATCGCCAGTTTTGCGAAACAGGAATTGCGCCGCACCGCCAACTCCAGCAGCAGACCCAGTAATTGCCACAACCAAGTTGCCAACGGCGGTTATGCCGGTGCCAACTGCCACTGTGATAAGTCCTGTGCTTGTGCCAATGTTGATGACTGTCAACTCAAAAGTGCTATTGGTTTTTGCGTTTGTCATTGTTGCATCAATCAGCGTTGCTGTGGGCAACGTGTAAATAGCAGCAGTTGTTGATGGATTACCCACCAAAATGCCACCAGTGATTTGAGCCACAGACAAAGTTGCCGTTGCCGTTGCTGTCTGGGGTGCAGCTTGCACACCCATTACAACTTCAGCCAAATTGCCATCGGTATATTGCGAGCCGCCGCCGATATTTGGTAATGCCATGATTTATTTCTCCAATTGTTTTTTAAATTAGCCCCAAAGACGGCAAGCCATCTCAGGACGAATGGCAGCAAAGCCATAAAGAATGTCCACGCGGGTAGGCATACGATCATTGTTAATGTCGTACTGGCGAATGATCCGCAAGCTCATGCCGTTATGAACTTGTCTACTTGCCATGTCTACGCCAGATGGCATGATCAAGTCGGCCGTAGCCAGCGTGATTGCGTCTTTGTTGTAGATCAAGTTCTGTGGG